AGCGCATCTATTCAGCATACATTTATGCTTTCGTGGACGCCTTCTTGAAACCATTGAACTGGTATGCCTTTGCTAAGAAACCGGTTGCTGTTGCGTGGCGTGTTGTAGCCGTTTGCATGGCATGCCTTGTGGTGTGTCTCACCGACTTCAGCCGCATGGACGGACGGGTGTCTAATGTCTGCAGATTTCTGGAGAAGATGATCATGCTTCGTGCTTTTGCTCCTCAGTATCATGCTGAGATCATGGAGCAGCTACGAGCTCAACATCATCTACCAGGAAAAACGTCACATGGAGTAAACCACAAAACCTTGTGGGAGAGGTTGTCTGGGTCGGCCGAGACATCAGCTTTCAACACTATCATCAACGCGTGCATCATGTATGTCGCATATCGGCTCATGGGTCATGAGCCAGATGAAGCGTGGAAGAAGCTGGGACTATTCGGAGGTGACGACGGACTGAGTGGTGACTTGGATCCGGATTGCGCAAAGAAAGCCGCATCATGGTTTGGACAGAAGCTTGAGCTTGAGACAGTTAACTTTGGTAGTATGGGTGTAAAATTCCTATCCAGATATTATGGGCCCGATGTTTGGACAGGTGACCCGAGTAGTTGTTGTGATATACGACGCCAGCTAGCAAAGTTTCACCTGACAGTTAACTTGTGTAACGTCAGTCGCATTCAAAAGCTTGCCGAAAAGTGTAGAGCTTTTTGGTGTTCTGATCCCAATACACCGATCATAGGACCGTTTTGTAGAAAAGTCGCGGATTTGTTTCCAGATGAATTTCACGCAGATACCGACGCCCTCCGTGTCTGGGGAGTGGAGATGGACGAAGATCTCCAATACCCGAACACCGTTGGAACACGTTGGATGGAGTACCTCGCTGAGTCTCTCCTCGCGGAATTTAATTTTGATTTTGATGCATACAGGACATGGCTCAGCCGTGCCGATCGTTCGACAATATTCAATCCCCCGAGATTTGCTGACCAAGTACCCCCGAATCAGCAATCTGGGAGAGTGTACGTTGACGGTGACACGACAGGACAAAATCCTAGCGGACCCAGTGAAAGTGTTAGAGAAAGCCCGCCCCCTGCTGTGGAACGCCCTCGTTTCAGAGCTAGAAACCGGCAGGCTGACAGTCATCACGAGAACCGGAGACCTTCTCGCGCAAATCGCGGAAGGGGCCGTGGCAGTGCCCGACCTGATCCTAGGAGATGATGTAATCACCTAAGTAGATCCT